CATGGCTAAAGAATATACCATCGAGACAAAGATGCTTAAGTCAGTACGCGCCCGCAGAGGTGAGTACGACCCAGATAAACTAGCCCAGTTACGCGAGCAGGGCTCAGCAACAATTTACATGATGTTGACATCGAATAAGTGTAGAGCAGCTTCAAGCTGGCTACGTGATGTTTTGTTGACAGGTTCTGATGACAAACCATGGTCATTAAAACCAAATCCAATTCCAGACATGGACCCTAACATCCTTCAGTCATTGATGTTAGAAGCTCAAAAGCGTCTAGAAATGATGTTGTCTATGGGTATGAATCCAGGACAAGAAGAAGTTAAGCAGATGTTGCTTGATTTGAAAGATGCAGCATACAGAGAGTTAGGTACTATTGCTCGTGAAACAGCTGACCGCATGGAAAAGAAAATGCACTCTCAGTTGTTAGAAGGCCAGTGGACTACAGCTTTCGCGCAGTTTATTGATGACCTAGTAACATTCCCATCAGCCATTCTTAAAGGCCCGGTAGTTCGTAATCGCCCAGCTTTGAAATGGGTTCCTACTGGAGATGGTGAGTTTGCGCTAGACGTACAAAATACTTTAATGCTTGAATGGGAACGTGTTAGCCCATTTGATATTTATCCTGCACCAGATGCATCAACGATTAACGACGGATACCTTATTGAGCGCCACAAACTAAGTCGTTCTGATTTGGTGTCTATGATGGGCGTCGATGGTTATAGCGACGGTGCTATTAGAGCGTGTTTAGAAGAATACGGTAAAGGCGGTTTGCGTGAATGGATTTACGTTGACCTAACTAAGGCTACAGCTGAAGGTAAATCGACTACAGCAGCTGGACAAAATCCATCTGAACTCATTGACGCATTACAATTCTGGGGTTCTGTACAAGGCCAACTACTACTGGACTGGGGTATGTCTGAAGAAGAAGTACCTGACCCGCTAGCTGAGTATCCGATTGAAGCTTGGTTAATTGGACGTTGGATTATTAAAGCAGTCGTTAATCCAGACCCACTAGGACGTAAACCATACTATAAGGCTTCGTATGAAGAGGTTCCAGGAGCTTTCTGGGGCAATTCAGTAGCTGACCTATGCCGTGATGCTCAAGACATCTGTAACGCCGCTGCAAGAGCTTTGGTGAATAACATGAGCTTAGCTTCTGGCCCACAGGTTGTATACAACATTGACCGTCTACCTGAAGGTGAGAACGTAACACAGATTTTCCCATGGAAGATTTGGCAGGTTACCTCAGACCCGATGAATGGCGGACAAGCTCCAGTTACTTTCTATCAGCCTAGTTCACAAGCTAACGAGTTGATGGCCGTGTATGAAAAGTTCGCTGTTTTGGCAGACGAATACACAGGTATTCCGCGTTATATGACTGGCGGAGCGCCAGCAGGCGGAGCAGGTAGAACAGCTTCTGGTATGTCTATGTTGATGACCAACGCAGGCAAATCCATTAAACAAGTTATTGCAAACATCGACGAGCACGTTATTAAGCCTTGTATCGACCGTTTGTATTACTACAACATGCGTTATAGCGACGACCCAGATTTGAAGGGTGATGTAAACATCCAGGCACGTGGTGCTGCTTCATTGATGGAGAAAGAATCTGCCGCTCAACGTAGAAACGAATTCCTAGCTACTGCTCTAAATAGCCCGATGGCGCAACAAGTTGTAGGACCGAAAGGTATTGCTGAGTTGCTAAGACAGGCTGCTAGAACATTAGACCTAAACGTTGACGATATTGTTCCGTCTGTTGAAGAAATGAAACTTCAAGAAATCCAGATGAAGCAAGCTCAACAAGCACAGTTAGGTATGGAACAAGCTCAGCAAAATGGCCAAGCGCAAGCTGGCGGTACACCTCCTAATCCGCAACAGGGACAAAATCTTATGGATGGCGCCCCGGTTCAGAATAGATTTTTACCACCAGGTGCTTGACAAGTTGTTGATAAAGCAGTAAATAGTAACTAATTGATAAAGGAGCCCGAAATGGCAAATATTTTTAACGAAGAAAAACGCGGCGGCAAAGAAATGGCTCAAGTGTCAGCTAAGACTGACGGCATGAGCAAAGGTGGCGCTGTGAACACCGGTGGCGCAGGTCCAGTTGACTTGAACAAGCGCGGCGGTAAAGAGTACGCACAAACATCAGCTAAAACTGACGGTTGCTGCAAGTAAGTGAGGATAGATGAGCGCGTAGCTCGATGCTTGACTCTTTTACGAGCATCTGAGTTTGACTACTTCAGAGAGTATCTCAGAGCCAAAAGGCAGGGGTCTCTTGAAAAGATGGCTGTAACTACAGATGAAAAAATGATTTTTAGGCTCCAAGGCGAAGCCGGTATGCTGGATGAGTTACTCACCCACATCGAAGGTGCGGAAGCACTAGTCGCAAAATTAAGAAAGTAATCTGCCGACCGTAAAGTCGGGGCAGACGAAATTAAGTAAAGGTTTTTTAACCCGTAGTACAACAAGTAGCAGACCGTTTAACGTGAATAGCTGACCGTAAAGTCGGAGCTTGAATCGTGAGTCGGAGCGAAAGGAGATAGAAATGGCGTTGCCAAAAGCAGTACAACAACAAATCGAAGATGCAGACCGTCTAGTGGCGGAAATAAGCGGAGACAAGACCGGTGATGATGTAAATCAAAATCCGGAGACTGGCGAAGATACTCAACCACAGGAGCCTGCAACTAATGTTGTAGAACCTGCGCCAGCACCCGTTTCGAGAGAGCCGGTAAATAGTATTCCTGAAGAGAAGTGGGAAAATAAGTATCACACTCTAAAGGGCATGTACGATGCGGAAGTTCCGCGTTTGCATTCGCAAGTTAAAGAGTTGAATCAACAGGTTCAGCAGCTAATTGCAGATGCAGCGTCAGCTAAAGCTAAAGTACCCCAGGAAGTAAACGTACCGTCTTTAATCACTGAACAAGACAAAGAAGCATTTGGTCCTGATTTAATCGACCTTATTGAACGTGCAACAGAAGCGAAAGTTTCAACTTTCCGCCAACGTGAATCTCAATTAGTGGAAGAACTTAATCAGCTAAAAGGTAGAATTGGTGATGTAACTGAAAGGCAAGTGGTTTCTGACAAAGATAGATTTTTTGTTGGTTTGTCACAAAAGGTCCCAGATTGGGAGCAACTAAACGAAGATTCAGGTTTCTTAAACTGGCTCGAAGAAGTTGACCCTGTATATGGAATCCCTAAGAAGGTTGCATTAACAAATGCGTACGAAATTTTAGATGTTGGTCGTGTATCAACAATCTTTAATGCTTATAAAAGTATGCTAGAGCCAGTTAAACCTCAGAAGCAAAAGAACCAAGAGCTACAGCGTCAAGTTGCACCGACCCGTTCAAGGGCATCAAGTCCAGACCCAGCGGACTCAAACAACCAGCGAATTTTCACGCAAGCGGAGATTGGCCAGTTTTATGAGGAAGTCAGACGAGGACATGTATCTCCAGAAGACGCGGTTCGTATTGAAAATGAAATTCACGCTGCAGCAGCCGAGGGGCGTATCCGCTAAAAAAGGAAAAATCCCGGAGTTCTGTAGCAAATATGTAACAGCCTATTTATCTTTAGAAAGGAAACAACATGGCTACTATTACTCCGGGTGCAGTCTACCCAATTAACGCAGGTGGTTTTAATGCACCTAACGGCGCAACAGCTTACTCAGGTACAGCTTATTCTGGTACTTTTATCCCGACTCTTTGGTCTGGTAAATTGGCTCAGAAATTCTATGCCGCTACAGTATTCGGTGAAATTGCTAACACAGATTGGCAAGGCGACATCACTGGTATGGGCGACACAGTAATCATCAACACCATCCCAACAATCACAATCAATAACTACTCTATTGGTCAGAACTTGGCTTATGAGATTCCTGCTCCAAGCACAATCTCTTTGACAATCAACAAGGGTAAGTATTTCGGCGTGAACGTTAACAACGTGTTGGAATTACAAGCTAAGCCTAAGCTAATGGACGTTTTCACAAACGACGCAGCTCAGCAAATGAAGATTGCTATCGACTCAGACGTTTTGGGTGGTACATTCAATCAAGGCGCAGCTACAAACCAAGGCGCAACAGCTGGTAAGATTTCTGGCTCATTCAACTTGGGTACAGACGACGCTCCAGTAACTTTGACAGCTTCTAACATCCTTCAGAACATCACTGCCTTGTCTTCAGTATTGGACGAAGCAAACGTTCCTGAAACAGACCGTTGGTTAGTTATCGGCCCAACAGAGCGTCAAATCCTTATGCAATCTAACTTGGCTCAAGCTCAGTTCATGGGTGACGGTTCAAGCATCTTGCGTAACGGTAAGATTGGTATGATTGACCGCTTCACAGTTTATGTTTCTAACTTGTTGCCACGCGCAGCAGCTAACCAAACTTGGACTGGTACTACTGACACTGGCGCAGCTAAGCGTCACGCTGTTATGGCAGGTCATAAGTCTGGTATCAGCTTTGCATCACAAATTGCTAAGGTTGAGAGCTTACAGAACCCTAACGATTTCGGCACATTAATCCGTGGCTTAAACGTTTATGGTTACAAAGTTACTCAAGCTGACGCAGTTGCTTTATTGGTAGCAGCAGGCTAATATAGAGGGGTGGGTAACTCCACCCCCTATTTCTTTTTATATTTAGGAGTAAAACATGGCTGTTATTGATGATTTAGTATCCAGTGGTTTATCTGGTACGCAGGCAACAGAAGTTGTCGCAGTTGGAGCTGGTACTGGTTCAGAATCAGCGCTAGTTTCTCAAGGATTTTCAGGCACACAAGCTACTGCAATCGTAGCTGGTGGTAACGTAGACGAGTTAGTTCGTCAAGGTTTATTTGGTACACAAGCCACAGCAGTTAATGCGGTAGTAGCTTCTGGCGGTGGCGGCGGGGTTCAAACATACACGCTTAATACAGATTACACATACTTATCTTATATTAGCTTCCAAGGTAATAGAATTGATATTAGGGGTGTAACTAATGAAGGGCTACGCAGTGCCATATTAGCGTTACAGATTGGTGGCACCCTTGTAATGACCACAGGTGGTAATAGTTACACAATGACTATAACAACCGTATTTACAGAAGTTAGTGGCGTTCCAAATTCTTATGTTGCGTCAGCAGATTCAAGCCCAACCGCGCTTAATTTTGCAGATTACAACACAATTACAGTATAAGGACACGGGGCTTCGGCCCCACTAATTCTATAGGTTATGGGCACAATTACAGCGCAGTCAATCATAAATAAGGCTTCGACTTTGTTACTTGATACAAGTAACGTTCGTTGGAGTAGAGCCGAGCTTTTAGGCTGGCTTAACGATGGGCAACGCCAGATTGTTACCATGGCACCAAGCGCTACTAACAAAGTAGCAGTAATGAAGCTAGTCGCAGGTACTCGACAGAATATTCCGTCAGACGGCTGGACTTTATTGAACGTAATTAGATACATGGGAACAGATGGTTCTCGACCAGGGCGTGCGGTACGTGTTACTTCACAGCAGCTTTTGGATTCATACAACCCCAACTGGCATTCTTCAACACCTTCAGTAGTTCCTCAGAGCTATGTGTTTGACCAACAAGACATGACAGCATTTTACGTATATCCACCAAATACAGGTAATGGTT